GTTATACATAATATTATCAAGCGTAAAGATATAAGAGTACGAATCAACACCATCAATGGAAGTTCCAATCGGATCGCTGTTAAGCGAAGTAAGCCAAAGGCGATTCGGATCGGCAGCACTTCTATCAGGCGATGTACTTGTTTGCGTGCGAGTATTCTGGAATCCAAAATAAGCGTTAGTCTGATCGGCCATTCCGCCATCAGATGCAGAGAGGCGCAATCGAGTAACCGGGAACATTAAAGATCCAGTACAGTTACCGAGAGTGCTCGATCCCGACAAGCAATGAATCGATTCCACTCGACCAGCGTGGGTTGTGACAGAAGACGATGCGTATCCCACACACAGCGTAGTCGGAATATATCGAGGCCCCAGAACTCTAAGAGAACCAAGGGTGCCGCGCCACGCCTTTAAGTCCTTAAACTTGGGAGGACCATAATAACCGAAAGGCAAAAGTGTTGCTTTGGCGGCGGCTGTGTCTACGTCTTCGCTTGTTTCAACGTATACGTATTTTGAAAGATTTTGATACTCGCCATACTGAGTCAGTCGGCGTGTTGTGTCCGACCATACCGTATACATGTTACCAATCTTTCGTGCAACAAAATTAGGCGATGCCGGATCTAAATTACAATTATCAAACCGTTCCAGCACTTCAACGGCGCTATCAGTATCATGCATAGCGCGGAGAACAACGGAGAACGTTCCATATTTACTTGCAGTAGATGTAGAAGCGCGAAGCTTTTCAATCGAAACTTTTACATTCTTAGAAAGCCAGGATCCGTGACCTCGACCAACCAATCTGAAAAGCTTTGTGGCGTCTTGAGGCACATAATTAGCCGCGGCTCCCAGGTCCTGACCTATGAACCAGCCAGCAACAGCTTCATTGTAGCTGATATTCTTCATCTTGTTGGGACCTACCGATCCGGATGCGATAGGCAAGATAACAGCATTTGAAATAGTGGCTGTTAAATCGGTACCGCCTCCCGTATCCGACGCGTCGACGCCATCGCGAACTTCTTGCACAAAGGTCTCGCCTAAGAAATATTTCTCAACAGAAGCTGCATCATAAAAATCAGTGGCGCTGGCGTTTCCTAATTGCGGATTCGTATTGAACCGCTTCCGAATAAATAATTCAGAATTGTCATCAAAATTAAAAGAAATTTTCTTTGAGGCGCCCCCAGAACTTGTAATGTTTACTGTATAAGTACCATTAACATCAGATGCAATTACAACTCCGATACCTTCGCGAGTCTGAGCAGAGGGACCGCGGGTCGTTCCTGTGAGGTAAATGCTAGATCCCGAGTCCACATACCAAATAGCGGCTAGCGAGCCAGTTCCCAGCTGAACGGTGGTTCCGGATGCAAACACCCACATTCCATACGCGCCACCATTATTTTTCAAAAGAGTAGCCGGATCTCTTGTAGTTTGCCAGCCGGCTTGGCCAGCGGCCGTGCAATTTGCATGTTGTGCGCCCAACAGACGAATATATGTTAAGGGTGCAACATTAGAACGTAAAAATGCTTTTGCGGCATATGTACCATACATTGGAGACTGCTTGTTTCCTCGCCTATATACATCTCCACCATTGTTGCCGGGCACGGTATCACCAAATACCTCAACAAACTCTGAGTAGGATTGGACGGAGACCGGCTGTAGGGCGAGGCCTCTTCTGGCGCGCCCAACTACAACTGGTCCGATAGCATCTGCGGATTTTGGAATGAACGAATTATCAATTTCGTTGATAAACACTCCAGGAGATACAAATTTAAAGCTCTTTACTGACATTATATCGTTCCTCTTTGAAAATATGGATTAATTGATGAGTCAATCATAGATTAAATAGTATTTTTAAAATCAAAAAGCTTCACGAATACGAATAAATAACGTTTTTCACTTCAGGAACTAATCTTCGAAAAAAGTAATGTTTCCAGGAGGGACTTCAGTTTCTGACGGAAATTGGTACTCAACTACATTTTCGTCCACTCGGACAATGGGTCGATCATCACTAATGCCTTCGCCAATAAGATAACCGAGCACTTTAATGGTTATATCACTATTAAACATTCTCGTATCTTCACCGAGATTGCTGATGTTGTTAGAGTGTGCAAAACCCTGATCAATAAACGCTTCGTATAGGTGACCATTTTGACGCATAACAAATGCGTTAATTTGACCTGTTCTAGCTAGAAATGGAGCAATTAAATCATTCATTTGCTGTTGATACTCTGTTTTAATTGTTATCTTATAATCAACATTGATATAAACCGGTATGGGAATAGACAATGATTTAATAACAACCTTCTTGTTGACGCGAGGATAGTATTTCTGTTTTTTTACTCCGATGGTGCTGCGAGCACCAGAAGCAATTGCAAAATTCTGAGTTTTTTCTGGGACAATTTTTTGAGCGATCACCATTCTGCCAGTGCGACCATTTTTATCAGTCGAATAAATTTGCGCCTGGAATCCTCCTTTTCGAGTTGGATCTTTTGTAATTCCAGTCCTCTCAACGCTGACCAACGGAAGCTTAAGAGCGCCGGCGTCATCTCTTAATTGTTGATTATTTTTTATTTGATATGCTCTTTC